AACAACACTATTTCCTACCGCTACACTTTCCGAATTATATATGCAGAACATCTTAATATAATTTAGAATCATTAATTGTTCGCGTTCAGAATAAAAATCAACATAACGACCAACATCGTGATACGTCATTTCAATTAATTCATCTCTTCCAAAAGATGCGTGAATTCTAAGAACCGCTACAAGTTGGAAACAAAACTCCTCAACTGTTACGCTTTTTTTTTAGAAGTTTTACTACCTACCAACTTATTAATTTCATCTTTTTGATTTTTCTTAACAATAGCGACCATTTCACGTTGAATCTTAGACATTCCCTCGATTAATGTTTCTTCTATCACATCAATTACGGTTCCGTCTAAATCTTCCTTAAGAGATTCTATTGTTATATTATTTTTCGAAAGAACGTCGGTTCGCTTATCCTTAGCGATTCCGTAATAAATACCGTAATAAACAACAAGCGCTCCAACAACTCCAAAATTATCTTTTAATCTTTGTTCTAGCGTGTCTTGTGTTGCGTCGACTTCTTCTTTTACTTTTTCCCAAAAACCTAATGTGAATCTTAAATTATACTCGTGACTTCCTATTGTTAGCTTTGCCATTTGAATCTCCTGTTGGTTTAGAACCGGGTGGGGAGAAAACCAACAGGTAAACTCCCCTAACCCCGGTATAATTATTTATGATCCTAAAATACGGACAATTTGATACACAGCATCATCTGATGCTCGAACGGTTGGACTCCAATTAATATTGAACTCTGACCATTCTCTCGATACACCTTTCCAAGACATACCTCTAGCAGATACATTGAAAATATCAATGTAATGAATAACGCCATCAGTTTTTCTAGGGAAGATACATCTAACACCGAACGAACTTGGTTCAACACCAGCACCAACTAGAATTTCAGTTGATCCTGTATTTACAGGTCTAACCTCCATTGCACAAGTATCACCTGTTACGAATGCTGGCGTACCAACACCTGTAATGGTAATTCCTAAAGCATCAACGTCGGTTGTACCAGCGCTAACAGTAATACCTGTTGCCATCATACCTTCAATATCTAAATAAGCGTCTCCAAGACCGTTTACATAAATATCAACAGTATTTGCACCTGTTGCAACGAAAATATACTGACCAGCTTTAAGATTTGTCTGTTGTGCTGACTTAACACTAACGCCCAATGTGGAACTAATACCGTTAGTGTCATCAATTACAGACGTTCCTTGATGATTTGTAAGACTATTAATGCTACCACTCGCTTCTGCCGTATTTTCTGTAGTAGTTTGAGTTTCCATGATTGAAAATAACTCTGCTGGATATTCTCTAACTAATCCAGTCAATACAGGAGACGGTTGACCATACTCAACATCATGTGGAGCAGATACGTGTCCACCTAATAGGTCAACCTTATCTACTTCATTCTCATATGATATTTCGCCGACCGCCCTTAAAACTACTATAGGTTTTTGAGTCGTTAGATTATAAGGGATTACATATTTATTCCCAAAAAAATCGCGTACTTTTTCTATTGCCATTTTTTATCTCCTCTTAAAACACTTTTTTTTAATTTACAAAGTCGGAATCATTCCAATCGACTTTGCTTCTCCACTCTAAAGGAATATCATCATATGCATCGCCAACACGAGCTACAATTAATTGATTCCCATCTAAATCCACAACAGATTTTCCATGTCTTAAAGTTCTTCCCCTAAAGTCCTTTATGACGTGTCCTCTACTGTCTAGAATTGCAGATTTTACTTGTAAAACTCTTCCAGCGGCACCCTTAGCTATTACATCAGCTTTTTGTGATCCCTTAAAAGTTTCATTAATCATATCAACATCTTCCTTTGGAATACTATCTTTTCTTGTCATTGTGTTCCCCCTTTTTAACTAAACGCGACCGATACAGTTGAACCGCTAATCATTAATTCTGTTCGATTGGCTGTTACCTGTACAGGAACCATTTTAGTTAATTGTAATCCGCCGATTTCGAATACCGACGATTCATAGTTTAATAAAGTTTCATGCAATGCCCTCATATATCGAAGGCTTCTATCGTATGTATACTGATCTTTCTGATCTTCAAAAATAACCTGTATTGTTATATTTAAAATTGACGATCTATCGTTTACGTTATTAACTAATTCAATATCATCATTCAATGCTATGTTTACAAATATATGGTTCGGTAAATCGTATAACGCACCAGCTAAAACGTAATGATCGTTGTCCGCTGTGATTTGATCTAATATAAAATCGCCCTTCTCAGTATCAATTGCAATTATCTGAGTATTAAGATTAGCCTTAAGGTAATCCCTAATAGATTTTATTAAATCTTCTTCATCGTACATAACACTCATACTATCAACCCTGTTTTAACTTCTATTCCGTTTGCTTGAAAGATATTAATTAAATAATCATTAATCTGATTAAGCCATATATTCTCTCGCTTAGGACTAGGTTCGCTAAAGTTTCTCTTTGGCATCTTTTTAGTACCCTCATCATGAAAAACACCATACTCTGTGCTACTACCGAATATGGCGCTTGTTGAAGATATTAATGTGATATTACCTCTTGTTCCTTTTTGAGTCATAGACTTTTTCAGTACACCTGTCCTCACTAATATATCAGTTCCTGGAAAATGCTTCGCTTTGAAGGCAGCATATGCAGGTGATAAAGCAGGCCATTGCAAAGATTTATCCCTAGGTTGTTTCTTTTCAAATATCCCCTTAACCTCTTTACGATATCCAACGCTAATAACCTTGAATATCGGTCTAAGATCGATCTTCCCCATATTAGACAGCCTGTCTAATGTTCTTTTAGATGCAGGTGTTAATTGTATTCCAGCCTTAGCCATTTAGCTTAACCTTGTGATTGTTTTACGTTCACGGTCATATATAGTTGTTGTCGGTTGTATATTTGAGTCCTTAAAACGCTTCTCAACCTCTTCACCGTCTGCCCCAACCTTATTAAATGTAATAACCGAATCTTTCTCCGTTTCATCAAGGATAAGATCACCATCTCCGATTTTCTTAAGCAACGCCTCAGCCTCTTTGCGTAAATTACGATCCCGATCGAAACGCCCCTCTGGATCCTTCTCACGGAATAGACCATCGAGCGTTCCGGCTACTAAACGCTCATTGATAGTCTTTAAAATAAGAAGATCGTCCGCATCTGTAATGGGCAATGTGTACCGTGTTTTTATGACAGCGTTCATAATAGCCGCTTCTTGAGATATAAACGAATTAACCTCTTGATTCTCAAGATAGGTCGTCGATTTAAACTCTTTATTCATAAAATACTGTTCAACATCGGATACTTGACAATACTGCATATTATTCCCCCTCGTCTCCGTCTGGAGAGTTGTGCGCATCAAGGATTAACTTTGTTAGATTCCCCTTGCTTATATTCTTAGCAGGTTCGCCTTCATAATAATCAGCGTAAACCTCTAATAATGCTGGCTTATTCATCCCTTTAAGACTTTCTGAGAAATCAACAGGATCCTTATCTTGATCTTCTTCTGTAACAGGATCAGGTGCCGATACTTCTGATTTTCCACCGGCTAATGACTCGATATGTGCAACCTCTGCTTTTTTAAGGCGTTGCTTATAACCTTGATCGTCATATACACAACCATCTCTTAGGTCAAAAGCTCTTATTCCTTTTTTATACAAAAAACTAATATCTGAATCTACAGTTACTCTCATTTTTCTCTCCTCCTGTTGGTTTTATCCCGGCCAGCACGTTATTGTGCTAGCCGGGTATTAATTTACGTATTTGTAACTTGAATTGCAGTCCACCACGCACCGTACGCTACAGCGTATCGTCCGTATGCACCCCAAGTTAAAAGTTTACGCTCACGCGCTCCCTCATCTTGAAGTGTTGGCATATCCAATTCAGGTACTTTTTCAACTTGGTACAAGAACGGCTTAAACGTTGAATCTGCGACAATGATAGCATACCAGTCACCTGCATCTGCGAATGGTAGCGTTACATAGTCGAAAGTTCCACGTAAAGTGTTGCTCTCGCCTGTTGCTAATACATTTTTACTTTGAAGATCAAACATAACACCCTCAAGCTCAACTGGAGCAACTATTAATAGTCTGCCGATTGTCTTGTTAAGCTTACGTTGCTTCGCAGTTGATACTTCTCCACCTTGCTGGTATGTAAACGTCGCGAAACGTGAACGTACAGAAAGTAAATCAGCATGAAGCGTTGCTACTGTCACACCAGTACCGGTAACGATGTTACTTTGAGAACCCGCTGACGTTGAATAGTCGTGAGTAGTATCAAAGAGGTTTTGTCCATCAAAACATGTACCGAATGTGTTTGCATCTCCAGATTCCAACATATCAAACGCCAATTCGATTGGATGATCCTTAACCAATTTTGGCATTTCACCGATACGTTTCTTATATGGATTTAAACCTTTCAAGCTACTAATTTGTGCAGCACGGTCAATATCTTTTCTTGGAATATCCACAGATAGATCGTACTCTTTATTAGTCACTTGGAATTTGAAACCATTAGGGAAAGTCTGGTGCTTACGACTTCCTGTGAACTCTTCCATTCCTCTTAGGAATCCAAAAAATGGGAAGTCTACTGTTTCGACTGGCCCTGATTGGTATTCATAAAGAAGAGCTTTGAATTGTGGTTCAAACTCTTGATAGTTACGATTGTAATCCGTTCTCGCAACTACATTGAATTGAGCTAACAAATCTTTAGTTAACATTTATTTTTCCTCCGGTTATAGTTTTAACTTAATTCATCTACTAATTGAACCCATGCTACGTTAGCACTAACATACTGACGGATAATTCCAACTAATCCACCTGTAACATTAGAGATACCTGAAGCAATGTCAACTGCATCATCAGCATCCATATAAACAGGATCGCCTTCATTCGCTATTGTGATTGTAGATGTTACTGGTAATTTAACTAACTCATTTGAACCACGCGCAATAACCTCAACATCAAACGTTCCATCTGTTGCGTTAAGAGCTGCTGTTTTATTAACAGCTTCTAATGCGATTCCGGCAAATTCTGGTTGATTTGGTGTTGCAGCGTCAGCCGAAGCTGGTTGAACATAACCGATGTTCCCACCTTCGTACTCTAGTAAGGCACCCTTATAGATGTCTACTAAACCGTCAACCACTTTAAGCGTCAAGCGGATAGGTTGCACTTTTGTTTCGATAATTTGATTACTTGATAAGACCATTATCGGTTCCTCCGATTTAAGTATTAATGATTAAACGTCTAATTTACGATTTTTAAGAATTTCTTCTTCAGAATATGTTCCGTCATCGACAAGCACTTGTTCCGCATCTGTCAATTTGTTCATTACAGAACCTTCTCCGCCATCGCCTTCGGATTTTACTTTCGTAACAACCGGAGCGTCTTTGTAGAAGTTTTCTAAGTCTTCTGATTTCTCAAAAGTATTAAAAACAACGTCTTTTTGTGCTGGTAGAATCTTTCCATCAGATACCAAAGAGTTAAACACCTTTTCCTTAGCTGAATCAGAAATACTTTTGTTCGCTTCGTCCAATTTCGTGCGAAGTTCATTTATTTCTTCTTCTTTAGCCGTAGGCAACGCAGATAATTCTTTGATTTGATTTTCTAAAGATTCGACTTTACTATTTGATTCCTGAAGCTGATTTTCGATGTCAGGTACATCAACACCTAGATCCTTCAAGCTGTTTAGTAAGGCTTCTTTATTCATTTCCTTAATCTCCTCTTTTACTGGATTGTATTCCGACAACTTAATCGGATGCATCTCCTTGATAAAAGGTCGATTGGTCAATGTTCCGCCTCTAAGCACATAGGGGAAGTGCTGTTGATCGGTATTCATGTAATCAATCGAGAAATCTGCACTAACGTATTTATACTCCTTCTCAGAGATTAACTCTAATCCCTTTGGAGTAAATTCTACTTGTGCAAACAACCCTTTACCTTGCATTGTATCGCGAAGCTCTAGCTCCTTAATCCAACACGCCGCAGGTTTCTCACCATTCTCGTTGTCGTGTGTATAATCAAGGGATATATCTACTCCCCTAACTTTATTGTCAAAATTCTCAATCATTTGGTTTAAATTCTTTTCCGTGATGAGAATGTCGCCGTATGTTGGGTGACTAAACTTACCGTCACGTAATAATTGTACTTCCGAATTACCTTCCTTCTTAACATCAACCTCATACCCCTCAACATTGATACCCTCTGAGAGTTTAAGCAATTGAGCTTCGTTATTCTTAATAACCTTATCCGCTAAGCCGAATCGAACCGACTCTTTTGCGTCAAAAAACTTATCCGTTTTCTTTGTTATGTTCTTTAACTTATCAACACTCTTTCCGGTTGCCTTGGAAAGGATATTCATTAGCTTATCCTGCATTGAGTTGATTCGTTTGATATCCTCATCCAATTGCGATGATGTCCCCATTGTGAATCCCATTACCTCATGCAACATAAACTGGCTATTCTCTGTGATGAGCCTTGTATCTCCGTTCGCCGCAATAACAGCCGCCGCACTCGCCGCCATTCCCATGACAACCGTTCGAATTGGTGACTTAACCATATTCATTGTGTCGATGATGGCAAATAGCTGTGTAACCATTCCGCCGGGCGAATTGATAAACATTGTTATCTCTTCATTTGAATCCCGATCCAACTCCAATAGCTGACGTATTAAAAACTCAGCCGATGATGATGTTACTGGTGAAAATAAGAATATTTGTCTTGGTAGCATTTTAGATCTCCTTAATAAACAGATTTGCCTTTTTGTATTGATGGCGGTGCAATTGCATTATCAATTTCTGGTTTCTTTTTGACCAATGTTTTATATATTGGTTGTAAGTATGACTTACAATTATGAACAACTATCCCATTTGCCACATAACTTTCATCTTCTTGCACTTCTAAATTGTGTAGCGTTTCTTTCACAATGTTTATCTTTTTAATATTCTTTATTCTTGACATATTATCCTTATTCAATTAGTATGTTAGTATACACTTAAAAGGAGATACTATGGAAAATCGAAATACCCCAGCATTAGATAAAATAGAGAAATTCTTTAAAATGCCTTTCATAAATATTATTAATGAATTGCATTGGAAAGACAAAAAATCTATAAATGAACTAAGCAAGTTATGCAATGTTTCCCGTCCTACTTTCAAGAACCACGCTAATCTTATGAGCTTACCTTTAAGACAAATTAAGGATGCAAACAAAATTAACCCTCCATCTGGCAATCGTAATTGGATGTATGGTAGAAATAAAGATAACTGCTCGATATGCAAAGATAAAAGTATATCCATGAAGAAAAATAACCCAGCTAATAATAATAAAACTAGAATACAGATGTCCAAAACATTATCAAAACACTTTAAGAACAACCTTTTACCGCAAGAAGTTAATTTCCTTAAAATATTAGAATCTTTAAAAATCGAGTATATATCACAACACCCTATCAATAGATATGTTATAGATTTTTTTATTCCCAAAATAAACCTATGTATAGAGATAGATAGCACAGATAAATGGGGAAAAGTAAGGCGTTCAAAAGCTGCAATAAAAGACAACCTTTTAACCTCTTTAGGTTTCAAAGTATTACGAATTAACAAAAAACTTGTTAAGAATAAATTATCCATTATTAATATCCTCAATGCAAATAATATCATCTGACAGTGTTAATTCGTCTGTCCGTAGCCATCCTCGTTTAGTAAACACAGGATGTTCGGCTGTGATGTTTATTTTCTTACCATTATCTAACTCTATTTCATAATAATGCTTATCTTCAAACCTACTCATAACATCGTAGACTTCTCTGTACCTGTTTTTATGCGTTAGAACTAAATCACCTACTTTAATATCCTCGATATTCTTTTCGCCCTCTTTTGTCAATATTTTTGACCCATTAATCAATGCATTAGGATGCAATGGTGGTGTAACAATTGATAGCTCCGATGAATCACTCGCATATGTCTTTCCTGCATACCATCGGCATATCTCAGACTCAGGAGAACTATTAATAAATGCATATCCCCATAACTGATCTTCAATCTCTTTATTAAATTGATTCTCACCAAAATTCATTGTTCCTACTGATACAAGTGATGCTCCAACAGATATTGCGCTTGAATTTATAAAGTCATCTAATACTTTACCAACATTAGCCATTGTCTGATTAACTGAAAATCCCTTAATAGGTCCATTTGATGCTGTTAAGATAGCTCTCGACTTCATCGATGATATTTGATCTGCTACAAGGGCATCTGACTCATTTAATACATATTGCTTTAGCTCTTTATCGAATATATTCTTAGGATCGGTCGGTTCTGACAATTTTATGTTGTTCGCCTTCGCCTGTTTCCGCGCATTGTCATATCCAAGGTTCGCCGTACCGGCCAACTTCTTCTCTAAGCCCCGCTGGTACTTATTCGAATTGATCTCGATGTTCTTAAGCCCTTGAATCTCAACAGATCCACGCTCTAGGACGCGCCGTATGTCCGCCATATACTTATCAGCCAATAAAATAAGATTCCCCTTCATAAATGCCATTGTTTGATCGGCCTCAGCCTTAACAAGTGCGGTACGCTTCTTTGCATTCTGCTCTGCGAACTTTAGGACATTATTAATCTTATCGTCCGGTTTATTCTTATCCTTATCTTCCTTCTTTACATCTTTTTTAACGTCCGGCTTCTTTGGATCGCCATTGATAGTTGTGGGAGGGTTGGAATCAATATCTTCCGCTCGCTCCCTTCTTTGTTTAAGCTCTTCATCAGTAAGATCTGGCATCTCTAGGTATTTACGCAACTGAATCTCATCGTTCAATACAGGACTAATAAATCCACCTGTTTGTAGCGTTGATAACACTGTTGATAGTTCTTCTCCTGCTTTCTTATTAATATTTAATCCTCTTAACTTAATATTCGATGGATCAACCGTTTCACCGAAATTAACCTTTAGAAATGGAATGATTACTTGTCTGTGGAATATCTTTTCAACTTGCTGAACGATGTATTGTAGTCCATCAAGGAACATATCCGATTGGTCGCGACTTAAAGCATATGCTCCGCCCTTACCTTGTGTTCCTAAGAGTACAAATTGTGCTAGCACACTCAATGCCATTTTAGTGTCTAAAGAATCTATGACTTGTTGCGCTTTTTGAGGATCAAAGTCTGATTTTAATATCTCAAACGTATATCCCTCTTTCGTAATCATATAAGCGTTTTCATGACTAACGATGCTTTCCAATAATATCTTTGTTTCAATGTAATCCCGAGAGTCAACCTTCGTGGATTTAGGAACGACCATATGAGGTATTCCTTTTGCGTCCCTTTGCATACCAATACCCTGAAGCTCGGTAAATATGTTCTTATTCCGCCAGCTACCGTAAGCGTTACGAAGGAAAGACTCCCCACGCATATCCATACCCTGCTGGTTTATGGTAAAGAAAACCATATCCTTCAATGGAATATCGATTAAGCCGTTCTTAATTGTGGATTGTTGAATATATCCCTTGTCAGGGAAGATGTTTTCGATCGACGTCTGCATACGTTGTTGCAACATTGGGGCGAGGTACGTCGTGTTGTTGTATGTCCATGTCTGGTATACTCTCTCAAAGCATGAAAATCCATATTCGACGAACGAGAGTATTTGTCCTAATAATGTATCAAATGTTGTGGTGTATTCCTCAAAGAACCATTTTTCAAGCGCTTCGATAGCAACAAGCTCCTGTGGTGTCGCATCTTCAGGCTTTGCAATGATCCAATTGGCTGATCGAATAGGATTTTTATATATCCTTAAGATCATACCAACTTGAGGATCCATCCGTGACATAATTCTATAATTTAATGAGCCTTCACGTCCTTGAAGCTCAACCAAATACTCTGTAGAGAAATTAGTATTGATTGCATTCTCATTTAATCCCGGATCACCTTGAGGCTTCGTCTTTGTTTTAACCATTACCACTCATCCTATTTTGTTGTATTATCTTAGCTCTATCTCTGCTAGCCCTTGATTGAATGTGATTACCTACATTAAAGCTTTTTAACTGTTGTTCTCTCAATAACCCATCTAATCCGTCCTCTTCCGTTATGTATTTGTGTATCAGCATCGTTGCTAAATCTAAATACGTTGGTGATACCCCGATCGCCTTCTTCAACACCTTCTTTGGCGGTATATAAATCTTCTTATCATCAACGCCGTATGTTACTGTCGTGCATTCCTTCTGAAACTGTGGGTGATGCTCAAATGTTATTTGATCCTGTCGCATTGCCTCTCTCAATAACCAATGTGCCTCCGACCGCTTATTCGATATCGCTAACAAACCCTCTATGTCCTCAGCTGACTCTCCACCCTTAAATGAATCGCAGATAAAATTCTTAACGTGCATATATGATACTGTCCCAGCGCCAATTCCTACCCCATCAACAACGCAATCGCTCTCATGTATGTTAAACTCCCTACATTTCTCGATTCCCAATACACCTGACGTTGTGGGATCCTGTTTTGCATACGTTTCCCACCATCCAATATGATTACCGTGCATCCTTGCAAATCCTGTATCATCATCGCCCTCATACGCTGGGTCAATTGCTAATAACGATCGCTCTGTTGGAATGATCGTGTAATGCTCTATGCAACATTGTTTGTACCATTCATATTTAATTAACTGATTTGGTATTTCCGAATAATCCCATTTATTTTGGACGAAACGGTTATATTCCTCTGATGGTAAATCCTCCAGCCCTGATACGAAGTCCTTGGATAACGAATCATTATCCGAAACGCTAAATTCCTCGAAAAAATACTTTGATGGCAATGTGCCATCTACCCACGGGTCGTAAAACAAGTCTTTACACCATCCGAGAGAAGGGTTTAGGTTCAGCATTATAAAAGGTTTTATCTTATCGCTCGCCCAACGTCCAATCCGTGTCTTAGCGATATGGAAATACCCCTCATCGATCTGATTCGCCTCCTCAAATAAACAACCTGTAAGCTCAAGGCCCCTAATGTTGTTAAGCTCAGGGTCTTTCGTTATATCGGCCCAGATGAATAATATCTCGCTACCGTTTTTATATCGTGCCTTCATATCAACGATAACCGAATCATTTACCGAACGACTCAACCGCTTCATTTGCTCATACGATGGTATTGTTGTTTGTTTAAGGTTCTTTTCGGATTTACGAAACACAGCAAACCGAACGCCCGGAAACTTACAACATAAAAAATGTAAAATACCCAATGTCAAAAAACTTTTACCTGAGCCAGCACTACCGGCCGCCATCAGATAAGTAAAACAACCTGACTGAAACGCTTTTAAAAACTTAACCTGCTTAGGCTTCAATCCAATATTCATTACATAAGGTTCTCGGTTATATTTTGAGATACATTATCAATGCTCTCTTGAATCCCATAAACACCCAATGCAATAAAAATTAACACCGCCACAACAAATAGTCTGTATGTAAACACTCTCTTATTACGTATCATTTGTATCCTTTTTAGGGAACCCGAAGAATGCATCTCGGAAGTCCTCGTCGTCGATGTTTCCCTCTGCAACGATGTTTTTATCCGACTGCCCTAGGTGTTGCTTACCTAACCATATTTGCATCGTAACGTTTTTTTGTGCCGCGTTGAACTGATAACGACGTAATGAAACCTTTGTAGCGCCTGCGAATCTTTTTAAAACCCCTTGAAATGTGTCGCCATATCTTTTCTTAACTTCAACCTCCATTGTGGTCAAAGATATATTTAAAAGTCCGCACATCTCTTCTTTCGTTGCAATTAATTTACATCCCGTTTCGAATGTATCCCAATCAATAACAATCTTAGGACAACCCATTACTTTGTTACGTCTTTTCTTTCTAACTAATGGCTTCTTCTTTGGCATATTTCCCTCCAACTCTTTCAGCTTTCCATTCTATTTCTTTTCCGTTATCATATTTACGGTGACATGATGTACATAACCGTAACCATTCTTTTAAATCTCTTTTATATGAATGATTTTTACTAGCCCATTCATATTTCTTTTTTGTTGTATCCCCACAATGTTCACACTCTTTTGGCTTACCCAGATTTCTTGCCACCCACCGATGTATTCCCCAATAACCTACGTTATCGCCTTTCCACGAAGGATTTAATGCGCCTTTTACTCCGGGATTATTCTTCATTGTCGGTCTTACGTGTTGAACCCAATCATTCTCTTTACATTGCAACGAGCAATACTTTTGTTTCCTATCTTTGAAATCTTTTACTGCCCGATATTCTTTACCGCATACTAAACAGTTTCCTACTCTCGCTTTATATAGATGTGGATTAATACTACCCTTTCTCATTTTTTATTTCACTCCAATTCTTATTATCATTCAATCTAACAGGATCTTTTCCTGTATATTGACTCCACCTATCTAAAATAATAGATATATATCGTGGATCTAATTCCATTCCGTAGCATATTCTGTTTGTTTTCTCACAAGCAATCATTGTTGTACCTGTACCACAAAAAGGTTCATATACTGACTTAGCGAAATCCATCTTACTTATCACCCATACTGGAAATGATACTGGAAACCCTGCTTTATGTGTTTTTGCATGTTTATTTTGGCTATTATTATCTGTTTCAATTA